TGCCGGCATCGCATTCCTGCAGGGCGGGGTTTACGGCCACCGCCGAGGTGATGCTGGCCGTAAAGCGGCGGGCGCGGGCAGGGTCGCGCAGAGTGTTGGAGATCAAGGACTGATAGCCCTTGGTGGTGATTGCCACGGAGAACTTGGGCTTCTGCTGTACCTGCATCTGATTATAAGTTGCCATATTCAATACCTTCCTTTTCCAGATAATTCTTCAAACCGATCAGCTGCGCCTTGGTGCCTTTTGCATAGAAGCGGGTCATCAGAATAGGCTCAGCCGCCGGGGTAGGCTGAAGTTCAGGCTGGGGTTCCGGCTGAGTGCCGGCTTCCGGCAATTCGGACGGCTCCTGCACCGGGGCGGGCAAGTCAACCGCCGAAGCTGCCACAACTGCGGCGCGGGCTTTTTCGGCAGCGGCTTCCCGCTCTGCCTGCCGGGCGCGGCGCTCTTCTTCCCGCCGCCGCTGTTCCTCCAGCGCTTTGTGCCGGTCAGCCACAGTCTTGATGGCGGTAGGTAAATCCAAATTGCTGCGGTACTCCACCATGATCTCGGCGGCGTTGTCCATGCCCTCGATTGCGGCCACGTCGGCCACAATGCCGTCCACGAATGCCTTTGCCTGCTTTTTCAAAGAGGTCAGGCTGTCGCTCATGTTGACTTTCGGGCGGTAGGTCAAATCGTCCAGCCAATCAATATCAGCGACTTCCACCAGCTCGCCGTAGTAGTCCATGAGTGATTCCGTTTTCTGAGCCACAATTCCAGAGGTCACATCCGTGATTTTCTGCTTCAACTCGGCATCTGCCTGCTGGAACGGTTCCGTCACGCACTCCCGGTAGATCTGCTCAAAGGCTTTGTAGGGTTCAAGGATTTTGCTCTTGATGGCCGTGCGCTGGGCTTCGTACTCCTTGAATTCCTTGTTGAGCTGGGCGCGGACATCCTTGACGCTCTTATAGGTTTCTTCGGTGCAGATCAGCGAAGTGGCTTCGGCAGTGCGCCGCTCAATGTCTGCCTTTACGCTGTGAAGCCGCTCGACAATGATAGGCAACTGCTGAAGTTCGATGACCTGCAATGCGGTATCCTGTGCCATATTGCATTCTCCTTTCAGTTTTTGAACACTACATAATGGCCGGTAGTTTTGTTCATCAGAACCCAGCCGCCGACATCCGGGCTGTCCTGAATGAAAAGGTACTGCCGGGAATCCCAGCCATGTGCAGAAAGGGCTTCTTTCTGCTTGCGGGTCAGCCTTTTGGGCCGGGCATTCATGTGTCTGCCACTCATACGATGCTCACCTCCTCATTCCAGCGCTTCAGCAACGAGGGCTGCATGGTGATGATCTTGTAGCCGGTGGCTTCCAGCTCAGTGCTGCGGTCGTAGCTCTGCACGTCCTGCGCGTGCCGTGTGACAGCGTTTGCCAGACCATAGAGGGAAAGGTCACCGCCCGCGATAAGATGTCCCAGAATGCCCTCGCTCTCGTTCTGGCGGATGTTGAACTCCTTGGCCGCAAGCTCAACCACCTTGGGAGCCGCCGCCGGGAGAATGGGCGCTTCCTTGGCATCCCGGAGTTTCTGCACCAGTGCATTGAACCGGGCTTCATCGACCGCCGCCCGAACGGTGTCCTCAATCTTCATCAGGAACGCCCGGTCATCGGCTTCGATGGTCTCATCCCGGAAAATCCCGAAATCGCCATCCACGCTTTCATTGATGCGGCCAACATGGCGCTTGCCAACACCCACATCCGCCACCATGCCATTGGTGCAGACAAGACGGTAAATCAGAGGCTTCACGGAAACGCTGCCCATGCCGACCTCCGAATTGGAAATCAGAATGCCGGCCTGAACGATGTCCCCCGGCACTACTTCGGTCTGGATGCGCTCATTGACAACCTTGATGTACATGCGGGTATCGGTCAGTTCACAGCTTTCAATGCGGGCGCCCTGCATTTCAGAGATAATCGGCAGGACCGTCTGCGCGACCTCGTAGTTGTCGATGCGGCGGTAGCGGTCGGAGAGGATGGCGCGGGCGGTACCATCAAGGGTGCGAACCATGCGGCGGGTGTCCGGGGACTGCTGGAACCAGCCATTGACGTTTGCCATCAGCAAGCCGGGGTTCTCTGCCCGCATCCGCTCGTAGTAGGGAGCCGGGATCTTCAGCTGCAATCCCAGCTGGCGGTGGGCATTCTCGTTCAGCTGGAACGGGGTGTTGCCGATCACGAGGTCAAAGTTCTCGTTGACGGCGGTCATCTGCATAGCGCCCGCCGTGGCAACGTAGTCCTTTTTGACCTTGGCCTGCCGGTCAAGCTCAATCGCCAGCTCCTGCAAACTTCTTCCGTACTTCATTGAAATCTCCTTTTCTTTCAGAAAAACAACCGGGACAAGCCCGAAATCACATAAACTTGCGGATCAGGTCACCTACCGCGGTATCACGGAGAACACGGCCGAGCCATGCTCCCAAACCATCGAACACGCCCTTGCTGTCCAGCCAGATCAGCAATGCCGCTCCAAAAGCGGTCAGCCAGAACTGGAATACCGGGACACGAGCCGCCGCCTGTTCGGGGGTGAGGTGGTACATGAACATCAACAATTCCTGCATCTTTACTCCTCCCCACCGCAATAGATCTTCTCGGCCTGCTGAACGCTGGTATCATCGAATGCCCAGTGCAGCTCATGCAGCACCTTTTCGATGGTCTTTTCGTCAAGCCCGGCTCTCTGCATAGCCAGCAGGCAGTAGCCGGTGCAGGCCGCGTTGCTCCATGCACCATTCAGCGCGAGTGCTTCAAACAAAGAAATTTGTTCCTCATAGGTCATGTGCGGCTCTCCTTTCTCAGGTGTTCAGCTTTCCATGCGTCCAGCTGTTCACGCCCGCCGGGCTGGCTGACGATGGAAAAGTAAAATTCCAAACATCCCTTTGCCAGCTGGTATTGGGCTTCCGGCGTGATGCTGGAAACATCAACTTTTATGTCGGACATCTTGGATTTCTTTCTCTTGTATAGCCCACTTGATTTCCGAGGGGAAATCAGTTAAACTAAAAAACGATGATGCAGCCTTTCTCAGACGTTCCTCCGGGAACGTGGACAGATAACCTTGGTCGGTATGGCGCATCGCTTCCGGCATCGCCCTGTTCCAGCAGGACGGTGCCTTTTTTCTTATGCTCTCCAGTTCGCCTCCTTGCGCTTTCTCTTCTTCTGCGATAAAATAATCGCGGAAAGGAGGTGTAAAAAAATGAGTCTGTCGTTAACTAAAATGGCAATCCTCACTGGATATGCCCATTCCATTTCCCTCAAGGGATTTGAAACCAACCGTCTGTTTCTCGTCACCGCTGCTGGTATTATCAGCGGTATTCCCGTGTTTGACGAAGAAACGGACAACCTGAACGTCACCGTAGCGCAGGCGCTCAATTCTACGGCTCTTGAGGCCGTCTCTAAAGCCGATAGTTCCGATGATGAGAGTTCTCCGGTAGGCAGAAGCGGCGAGTTCATTCTGTTAAAGGATGCTCGCTTTGAAGCCACAACCCCCGTTGTGAACTTCCCCATTCTGACCGTGTTCTGCGATCAGATCATCGCTGTGAGCCTTGGTACTAACCCCACCAATCGTTAAACACTCGACTTTTTGCCGCTCTTGTACCGCTAATACAAGGGCGGCAATTTCTTTTGGGGATCCTGTAATTTCGATTTTCATTCAGTTCGCCTCCATGATGTAACTTAATAAGTTACTCATTCACCGAAAAAAACAGCCTTCGGATCGTCAATACTCAAAAGCTCAACGATCTTCGCAGCTTCGTCCGTGCCGAACACACGCTTCTTCAGCTTGCGGGTCAACGTCTGCTCAGAGATTCCGAGCGATTTTGCCAGCTCTTTCTGCGTATATCCGGCCTTTACCATATAGGATTTCAACAGGTTCACATTTACCGTAGTCGCCACCTCCTTTCGCTCCGCAAGTAACTTGCTGGGTCACGAGCATAATACCATCTTTGCAGTAACTTGTCAAGTCATTTTTGATAATTCAATTAAAAATATTGTAAACCGAAAGTTTATCTGCTATAATATAGTTCAAATAGGAGGTAACCGCCATGACCGTAGGTGATCGCATCCGTCAAGTTCGCATAGAGAAAGACATCACCCAACAGGAGCTTGCAGACTGTGCGGGTGTTTCCAAACAGGCTGTTTACAAATATGAAAACAATATCGTTACGAATATCCCGATGGACAAGCTCAGTCTTATCGCTTCCAAACTCGGCGTAACTCCTTGTTTTCTGATGGGATGGGAAGACAACAATTCTGTCCCGGAAGTCCCGGATACAATAAAAGCCGCCCTCCAGCAGGAGGACGGCAAGGTGGCCGAGATTATGGAGCTGTTTGTGAATCTTCCGGCCGACAAGCAGCAGGAGGCTTTGAGCTATCTGCGCTACCTGTCAGCGAGCGCAGATAAGTGAGCAGTGCTTCCCGATCGGCATCCGACAGGGCTTTCACCTGCTCAACGATTTTGGAATAATCTTCCGATTTCATGCGCTGGCATCCCCTTTCCTGTAAGATTGCTCCCGGAAGCAGCTCAAATATAACAGCTTCTTCCCTGCTTTGTCAGCGTTTCGGTAGATTTTTCCGTTTTTCAGCAAAATAAAAACGCCCACGGTGTTACCAGCACCGCAGGCGTTCCAGATCAGCTTGCTCAGAGATGGTACAGGATAAAACCTGTCCAGAGCAATAACAGACCTCGCAGATGTTATTGTACCACCTCCGGGCAGGCTTGTCAAAGTGTACCCGGAGGTATTTTTATGGGCAAAAAACAAAAGACAAACGGCGGCGATGCGGTCATCTACGCCCGCTATTCTTCCCACAATCAAAGGGATGTTTCCATCGAACAGCAGGTTGAAGCCTGCCGAAAGCACGCCGCAGAGCTGGGGCTGACCGTCACCGCCACCTATGAAGACCGCGCGATCAGCGGCAAAACGGACAAGCGCCCCTCTTTCCAGCGTATGATGCGGGATGCCGAGCAGCACAAGTTCGCCTATGTGCTGGCATGGAAAAGCAACAGAATAGGCCGCAACATGATGCAGGCGCTGGTAAACGAGAGCCGCTTGGTTGATTGCGGCGTCAAGGTCTTTTATGCCGAAGAAGATTTTGACGATAACGCCGCCGGGCGCTTTGCTTTGAGATCGATGATGAACGTCAATCAGTTCTATATCGAAAACATGGCCGAGGATGTGAAGCGCGGCCTATACGATAATGCCAAAAAGGGGCTTGTCAATGGCAGTCTTCCGCTTGGCTATAAGCGTGGTGCCGACGGCAAGCCCGAAATTGATGAGCCGAAAGCTGCCATCGTCCGGGAGATTTATACACGAGTCGCCGCCGGGGAGCTTTTTGCCAGCATAGCCGCTGACCTCAATGCCCGCGGAATCAGAACCGCCAGAGGGCGCGAGTGGAACAAAGGCAGCTTCCATGTCCTCTGCCATAACGATAGATACCGCGGCATTTACATGTACGGCGACATCCGCATCCCCGGTGGAATGCCGCGCATCATCAGCGATGAGCTTTTCTACGATGCACAGGAGGCCTACGGCATGAAAAAGGATAACCGCTATGGACGCGCCCGCCACGGAGCAGAAAACTATCTTCTGACCGGCAAACTGTACTGTGGGCATTGCGGGAGCTATATGGTCGGGATCTCTGGCACCAGCAAGACCGGCGAAATGCATTATTACTACGCCTGTCAAAAGCACCGGCTGGAACACACCTGCGAAAAGAAAGCCATCCGCCGGGATGTGATTGAAAATGCTGTGGCGCGGGCCATCATGATGTACTGCTTGGATGATGAAACCATAGACTTCATCGTGGACAGCACCATTGCTTACTTCAAACAAAAAGACCATGAGCTTCACATTGAAGCTATGGAAAATGAGCTGGCGGCTGTTCAGCAGGCCATATCCAACCTGATGAAAGCAATCGAAGCCGGTATTATCACCCCGACCACCCGAACACGACTTCTTGACCTTGAGGAGCAGCAAGCAAAACTCTCAGCCAAAATCAACACGGCCAAAGCAGAGCGGGTCGAAATCGACCGAGATGATCTCATTGCCGGGCTTCAGCTTTTCCGTACCGGGGATATAAAAAACAAAAAGTTCTTGGCAAAGCTGTTCAACACGTTCCTGCTCGCGGTGTATCTTTACGATGACAACCGGCTCAAGATAGTATTCAGCTTTACCGGAAACCATAACAACATAGAAATCCCGCTGGAGCTGGACAACGACTGTCCAGACAGCGAGAGTGGCCCATACGAAACCGAAGTTCGTATGAGCCACTTAGAGTGCCGAAAAAATTTAGGGTCGCCGCCCTCATCGGGGGAAGCCGAAAAGGGCGATGATTGTTCAGACGGGAGATTTGTTCGTACAGCCCCACTTCCGCCGCACCAACCCACCTCCGGGCCCTTCCGTCCGGAGGTTCTGTTTTATCCCGACGCCATCCAAAGGAGGATCTCATGGTCTACGCCATCGGTGAAATGGCAAAGATGCTGGGCGTTCCGGCATCCACCCTGCGCTACTATGACAAGGAAGGTCTGCTGCCCTTTGTGGCGCGGTCATCCGGCGGCATCCGCCAGTTCCGCGAAAGCGACATCGAGTGGCTGCGGGTGATCGGCTGCATGAAAAAAGCCGGTATGTCCATCAAGGACATCCGGCAGGAACTGAAGCAGCAGCCGGAGGGCTGACCCCTTCTCAGTGCCAGAACACGATGCCCAGTACGGCAGAAAGCAGGATCATCCCAATGGGGGATGGTGCTTTCTGCCGTATTTTTTTGTACCCGCAGTGCACCAGCCCCAGCAGCACAAACACCGCAATGGCCCGGCCATGCGGTGCAAAGCC